CCATATACGTATTTGATCTGCATATACTTCGAACTCTTTTGTGTTCATTCTTGCTGTGCTGTTTACTGTTTGTAGACCTATCTGTTTATCGTTTATCTCTATGCTTTGCCATTCACTTGAAAACTTAATCTTTAGTGTGTCGTGCATTTCATCAGGAAAATAGCCTAGTTCTGATGCTAATGGTTGTACTATACAAGCCCAGTAATAATTGTTTTGCATACTTGATCTATTGTTTCTTTGTTTCTTTACCTTTACTATATAATCGCTATCAAGCTCTTTTAAGTAATTAAATAGAGTCTGTTTATCTTGCGTGTTATTTATTACAAAGTTCATAGACGCATAAATCTACCTGCAAGGCTGTTATCTTTTCTTTTCTTTAACTCTTTAGATATTCCATTGCTTATTGTCACCTTGCTAATTCTAAACATTTCTGATAAGTCTGCTAAGCTGTTATGCTCAGGATTCTTAAAATAAAACTTTACAGCCTCACTTAATAAATAGTTTAAGTGTTTCTTGGTTCTTAGTTTCATTTAATCAAATGGCTCGTTTATACCTCTTTCTCCTAATAGCTTTTCTTTAGCGCTATCCCAAAGCCTGTCTCCCCACCTCTTTTTACTTAATGACGCTTCTGTTCTAATTAGGCTAGGCATTCCCTCTTCAGGTTCTGCTTCCATCCATAAGCCGCAATCACATAGTGCGTGTATAGACCTCCATCTACCGTCTCTTAGGGCTAAGGTAGTCTTGCCTATATTCTCTTCATTACCGCATTTACATTTATATAGTGTCATTTTGCTAATCCTCCTGTTAATGTTTTACTTTCTTCGTGAATCTTTTCTAATTCAAAGTGTAATACGTTTATCGCCTTCTGTATGTCTTGCTCAGGAGAATTGCCTTCCTTGTTTCCTGCTCTTAATATATACTGTACGGCTTGAGCTTTCCACGCACTTAAATCAAAGTCATCAACTATATCTTTAGCTGAATATCCGTATAGGTTTCCTGTATAGTAATGAGGTTGTGGGGTTTTTTTGTAATCTTTAGTCATTGTTTTTTTTTGTGTATTTTTCATAAAGTTTATTAATTCCACGATAGCAATCGTTTAAACAAGAGCTACAATTGGTAGTTGTTGAATAGTTCGTCATATATATTGTATTATATAATTCTATTGCGTCTTTTTTATTTTTATGATCTTTAAACTTGCCTCTAATAAATTTACTTGCAACATTTAATATTGATTCTATTATTTCTGTGGGCAATTCCTTTGGTTCTTTTATTTTTTCTCTTGTTTTTTCCCATTTTTTAGGGGTTGCTGCGCACTCCGACGGTGCGAGGCGTGCCTTGACCTTCATAAAGCATTTACAAATTGAACAGTTTCCTAATAAACTAAGATATTTATCACACGCTTTACATATTGCTATTCTATCTTCATAAACTTTATTAGGAACAAAAAACTTATTCATTTTTAACTGTCCAATATGGTTGTCTCCAATCAGGATGCTTAATTCCGAATTGCATTACAAAACTGTCGTGGGTTTTTGGGTTATACATCTTCATTTAATTTTTTTTTTAAAATTGTTCTTACTTTATCTATTGTTGTGAATATGCTATTTCTACTTATTCTTGTCTTTGCTGCTAATGAATCAAGGGTATTGCCTTCATAATAATATAATTTAAATAATTCACGATCATACCAAGATTCTAACAAATCAAGCTCAACATCAATTTTTTCTAGTTTTTCTAAACTTTCATTGTCTACTTCTTCATTTGGTAGATTGTAAATATATCTACTGTTTGAATCTGCTCTTCCGTTAGCCCATTCTAAATTTGCACTATTACTACTAGAGTCTATATTATAATTAGCGCCATCTATATGAGTATAGTATTTTTCATATTTATAGTAAAAATTGCTTCTTGTGCTAGTCAACGCTCTTCTTAAAGCTACTGCTCCATAATTTAATATGCCTTTAATACCATCTTTTTCATATATATTTCTAAGGGTGTCTGGATTCATTTGCAGAAAATAAATCATTAATTCTTGGACAGCTTCGTTTATTTTGTTTTCGTCTACTACAATACCATAAGCCATAGTCCTAAACTTATCTGTCAGCTTTGATATTTCAATGTATATATCAGTCATTGTCAGGCTCTAAAGAATCTAGTCTTGTCACAGTCTCAGTTAGCATTTGTTCTAGTACCACTTTGTATGCTCTAATGACTGCTGAGTTTGTTTTTGTTTCTATTCCTGCATAAAAACCACTTGTTGCAACTGATATGTTTATTGGTAAGATTACTATCCAATCGTAAAAATTGTTTTCTCTTACCCCTTCACCATATCCGTTAGAATATTCTACTATTAAATCAATGACCTCTAAATAATTCTTGTATCTTGCTTGGGATGCTACCTCTTCTGTAAACTGTTTGCACATTGTAATATAAGACTCAACTATTAATCTATGTTCTTCGCTTGAATAAATCGGAGTGTGCATACGGCTAAATTAAAATAAAAGTTTATTCAATTCCCTTTTCTTTCTTTAAGTTTTTAACAGCTTCTTTGTAATAACTTATTTTTTCTTCATAATCAACCCTAGACATTTTACATATTTGTCTTGATTTTATTTGCAACTCTTCTGCTGTTCCCTCTCCATATTTGTGATCTAATGCAATACTGAATTTATACTGTTCACCTTGACCAAATAAATTATCTGCGGCACTCTGTGGAGCTACATTAATTTCGCACCATCTAGTTGACATGTGACGTCTTGACATAAAATGACCTGCATGAATTTTTTTATAATGGTAAATTCTTCCAGAGGTTATACATTGAACCATACCTTCATTAGTGGCGTCTCTTAGCCTTATAAAAAGACTAAACCATTTATCAAGTTCTTTTTTTAATTTACTTATTGACTTGGTAGCCATTTTCTTTTAAATATTCATTTTGTATTTCACCTTTCCTAAGCTTGTACTTTTCTCCCCTATATGTAGGATACTCTTCTTGCAACTTTGCTCTAGCACGTCTAATGCTAGTGGCTGCTGTTAATTGTCCTGCTGCATATAATCTTAAAAAATCTCTGTAAGTTGAGTTTCTTTCAATTATCATTTTTTTAATTTCTTCATTCCAAATGTTGCAGCATAGTTTGTTATCGTCATCTCTTAAATGAGGATATTTGTCTAGCCAAAATTTTACTTTTTCTTTTGTTTTCATTCTTTTAATTTATAGTTTATATGCAGCACTATTGCTACGATTATTACCCAACCTATCATTTTAATAATCTTATCGGTTCTTGATAATATGGCACTTTATCTTTTGGCATATCTAATTCTCTTACTTGATGTTCTGCATCATCAATTACTAATTTATGAGCATTAACCCATTTATAAAACGTTCTAATGTTTAAAAAAGGTTCATCTTTAGCAAACCTAACCCCTAACCTAAAAGCATCTTCTATTTGATTAAAAGTCATATAACCAAATCTTTTTTCTATTATTAAATCATTTGCAAATGACCTACTTAATTGTGCAATAGTTTTACCATCTGTATTGTGACCAATCTCAATTTTAGTTTTATAAATTAAATCATAAACTTTATCAATTAATTCTTGTAAGTTTTCTTGTTTTAGTGGTTTCATAAGTATTCTTTTCCTTTTAAATATTCGCTTAATTGACTGTCAATTTTACTCATTGTTGGTTTTTTTGTATCCCAGTTTTTTTGATTCTTTTCCCAACGCAATAATCTTAATTTTATTTCAAATGTGCTTTGTTTTTGGTATCTCATTTTCTTTTTACCTTCTGTCCAATAGTTTATGAAGTCCTCTAACATTTCTTTAGGATAATCAAAAGTCATAACCTCAGCAATAAATTTTTCCTTTGTTATATTTATATTACTTGTATTATTAATACTTGTATTATTACCTTTCAGCTTTTTCAGTATAGGGGTATCAATCTTTTTCGTGATACCTATACATCTTTTTATTATCTGTTTGTTAGAGTTTCTTTCTATTAATACATTTATAAAACCTAATTTTTTTAAATCACTAATCCAACTGCTTATAGTGTTTTTACTCACACCATACAACTCCGCAAAGTAATTGTTGGTTGCATAGCAGTATCCAAGCTTTCCACTTAATGCTGTTATCTCTCCGTACAATAGTTTAGCATTAGGCTTTAAGTTTGAATATCTTACCTCAGCAGGAATGATAGCGTAGTAATTAGGTTTTTCCATTATATTATTTCTAAGTTGTAATTGCAATCTGTCAATGCAAACTTACACTTTTCTAATTGATCGTAAAATTCTCTATATGAAACCTTAACATCAGCTTGAACATCACCTGAGGTAATTCTAATAATTGTTTGATGCTTATCGCTATTAGTTATACCATTCTCTTTTAGATATTGCTTTAAATGACCTAAATCTGCAAATGTTTTCTTAGCACCTTTAATATTTGAATAAGCGTTATAGACCTTATTAAATATTTCTCGGTATTTAGGGAATGATCTATAATTAGATTCGTGGCATTTTTCATAATGATAAACAGATACCCTGTCTCTTTTAATCTCTTTTGCTATTACAGTAGGGTGTATATCATCTACCATTCTACCTATAACACTAGCAACGCTTCTTGGTATTTGATATTTCTGCTCTCTGCTTTTATAAGAAAGTGAGCCTTTACGCAACCCCACTAGACTTGTAGTAAGGTTGCATAAATTTTTAAAGTTTTCTTTTTCAATCATCTTAAAATGGCATTATATCATCATCAGTAGTAACAAAACCCTCATTACTTTCTGAATTTTTATTGTTCCATTGCCAAGCATT